TTATTTAAGATTAAATTGTATTCCTTTATTATGTTTTGTAATTAATTTCAAGTCTTCTATTTTAGTTTCCTTGGGTACATCAAAAGCAATATAAGTATTTTTTGTTATACCAGAGTTAAACTTATCGTATGCTCCAATAAAACTACTATTTTTATTATATATAGTTTCTTGGCTATTAAGCTGTCCTAAAGCTTCAAAAGCATTGTCATCAACTTCATATACTGTCTTATCTTTTTTTAGTGCAAATTCGTTAGTATTATATTCTGTAGCTTCTTCACCATTATTTTTCAACTCTAATTTTATAACTATAAATTTTCCACTTGGTGTTGATTTTCCAGATTCATTGCTAATAGCTGTACTTTCTTTAGCTTCTAAAATTTTAGCCCCTAAATTTCCTACAGGAGATTGTTCTCCAAATTTAATATCCTTCTTTTCTTCTCTTACTTCCTCTTTTGTACTAGAAACCTGCTTTTCTGCTCCTTGTCCAATTTGTTTTTTTATTCTATTAATTGCTGTAGCATCACCTATAAAATATCCTACAATAAATATAATAAGTCCACCTATTATTAATTTAAAATTCTTTTTCATGTACTTAACCCCCTCTTGTTAATATAGTTTAATTATAACAAAAATGTAATATTTGTAAATAAAACATCAAACTTTGGATATATTAAGAACAAAACAATTTACAAAATACCATTCAAAAAATAAAACTTAATATCTTATATATTTAGCATAAACATATCCACCGCATGGAGGATAATATATGTGTATCCAATCTCCCTCTTTACGATATACTCTAACTGTTGTACCGTTAACTAATGTTTCTAATATGTTAGAAGATGTAGATTTCTTTTCTCTTACATTTACACCGCTTGGTGTGCATATAGTACCTGTTTTCCCATCTAAATTAATCCATCCATTATTGCTGTTACCTGTTGGCTTGCTTGATGTATTACTTGTAGTTTGTCCTACCAAACCTTTAACTATAGCATTAGCCATACTTTCGGCATTAAATCTATTCATATCGTTTTTATTATCACAAAAACAACATTCTATAAGCATGGCTTTAGCTTTTGTATGTTTTAATACATATAAATTACTACCATCTTTTATACCTCTATTTGTATAACCTAATGAACAGATATTATTTAAAACTTTTCTAGCTTCTAATAATTCTTTCCCTCCGTATGTAAATACTTCAGTACCATATGCATTACCATTAAAACAATTAAAGTGTATGCTTACATATAAGTCTACATTATTGCTATTAGCCATATTAGTTCTATAACTTAAACTATCATTTAAGTTGGTACAAGTATCTTTATAACATTTAATTACTGTATGTCCTAAAGCTTGTAATTTACTTATTACTCTAGTTCCTACTTCTCTAGTTAGATTACTTTCTGCTTTTATTCCTACTGCTCCATAATCTGCTCCAGACATTGTATGTCCACAATCTATTCCTATTTTCATATAAATTCCTCCCTAAAATTTAATATAAAAAAAGAACAAAACTATTTGTCTTGCTCTTTTCTATCCTTACTAAAATAAAATGCCACAACCATTGTATAAATGGTTATAAATTCTGTATTTAAAGTATTCTTAATTGCTAATACAGCAAATACAATAGTCATTATTACCGCTATAAGCCATCTAGCACTCGTTATTTTATTCAATACTCTATCCATACTACCCCTCCAATTTACCCTCTATTTTATCAACTGTCTTTTTTACATCTTCTATAACATTTAATTTTTCTGCCAACTCTTTAATAATGTCTTGGTATTTCCCTTCCCTTCTAGAATTTTCTCTAAGCACATAAAAAAGAAGATATGCAAAGAATACTGCAAATGCTCCTTGTGTTGCTACTAATTTAATTATTTCATTTTCCATGTCACCCTCCAGTAATTAAAAATAGGCAAAATAAAAACACCTATTCGGTGCCTACTTTGCCTTTTAAATTTGTGTCGCTTTATTTATCTATTGCGTCTTAATTATATTTTCTTTCTCTTCTATAGTTATCCATTTTGCTTGTACAAAAATATCTAAATCTTCTTCCACATATAATCCCATTAAAAAATATTCTTTAATATAACTAAGCATTTGCATTACCTCCTAATTGTGCTATTTTTAATAATAAATCTGCATTTAACTCTTTCTGTTTATTTAATTCTATTTGTATCTCTGCATTATCTTTAAGCAATTTTGCATTTAAGGATTGTTGTTTCTGTTGTTCTAATTCTTCATCAGATTTTAGAACATCTTCATATTCATAGAATATTTGTTTATCTGCAGGATTCCAATACATTATAGCTTGTTTATTTTCTATATACTTTGGTTCTGGTATATTTTCTATAAGAATTCCTTCTTGTTCTAATTCTTCTTTTGTCTTGTGTAGACCATAAACATTGTCAAAAGGCATATAATGCATAAATTTTGCCTTAATTTTATTTTCTCCAATCTTTTTTAGTTCACCTAAAAATATCATAATTTCTACCTCCTATATTAATTGATATACTATTATACTAAAACTTTATAAGCTAGCGTGGTTTTATTAATAACATTGTTATTATAAAAATATATACAACCATCTTTATCTGATCCTAAAAAATGATCATCTGTACAGTTATAAGAACAGATAATATTACCATTTTTATTTATTTTATGAAGTATACTACCTGTATAAATATATAAATATTTTCTTAAAAAATCTAATTCAATATATTTACAGTCTGAAGCAATCTGTTCTGTTTTATTTGTTTTAATATTATATCTCCATATTTTTTTATTAGAATCATACCAATATACATATTCACCTAACATTACACTATTTGATTCATAAGATAATGAATTTTTTTCTAATTTAGAAATATCACCATTTACATTAATTTTATAATAACTACCACTTGAACTATCACAACTGATATAAAAATCAGTTCCATCTGAAAATATATTTGAAAATTTATATTTAAATGTATATTTATGGTCCCATTCAAATAAATATTTACTCCATATAATACCTGCATAACTTAAACTAAATAAAAAAACTTCTCCACTATATTCATTATATCCACAACAAATTCCATCATTATTTATTGCAACTCCACCATAACCAGAATAACTATAAGCATGATCGCCTCCAAAACCATAAGTAGATATACGTGTAATATCACAAGTTTCTGCATTTATTTTATAATAATATTGTCCACTATGTTTTAAACCTTTATTAAAAATATAAAAATAATTATCATGAAAAAAGATTTTATAAATATCATCAAAATAAGTATAAGAACCTGAGCTAAAACCGTTATGATCTATTTTCTTCGATAATATTAAATTCCCATCTAAACTATATTTTTTTATAGAATCCTTCCAATTAATTATATATATATAATCTTTTATAAAAAATAGCATACCAGAATCCATATTTTTAGAAAAAATATTTTTTATTGAGAATTCTACATTCTCAATATTTATCAAATCATTTTGTGTATACCCTGTTTTTATATTTTTAATTTTATTTGATAAAGTATCAAATGAATCGCTACCGCTTGCTGGTACTCCTTTGCCAGTAATAGCAGTAGCTACCTTAGTTTTCCCGTTACTGGCATTTGTAAAATTTGTTTTTATCATATTCACAAGATTTTTCCCTTGTAGTTCGGTTGGTAAACTATTGTCTTTCACATCTCCTATATCTGTCGTAATATCAGCCAATTGTAACTTATTTTCTGATATTTGCATTTGTAGTTTTGCTGCAATATCTTCATTTGGGTCTAGCGAATTTTTTAAATCATCCACCCAATCAGTAAATTTTTTACCAGTAGCAATTTTAAATTCATTTACCCATTTTTCAAAGTCCCCTTCATGTACATTCTTTTGCTCATTGAACCATGCTTGAAACTGACGGAAAATTTCTGTAGTATCTACCTGTTTTATAGTTCCATGGACTATCCCACACAATTGGTTATTTAATCTTGTATCTGTTATATCAGATTGATTAATCTTTATTACTCCATTTCTTACATATACATCTACTATAGCAATTTCATAAGCATCTGCATCACGTTGTAATACTGGAGCAACTGGACTACTTGCATATTGTCCTTTTTTTACAATAGCTTTAATCTTTCTTTCTAAAAAATCCAATCTTAAAACTATCCTATCTATTCTATTTAATACTCCATCTGCTGGGTCTAACTTCAAAATATAGTCATCTGTATTTTCATACATATACCCATTAATCCAAGCATACCCTTTTTTAATTCGTACCTGCATATTATTATCTATCGCAACTACTTGCAATTGGTTTGCTGGATTAGGAAATACTCCATTTCCTATAAATGTACTAAAGTATCTAGCAAAATCTTCAGCTAAATAAGACCTATCTGGATTACCTTGCTGGTCTAATACCGCATTGAAAAAACTACTTCTTTCCATTACCTCACCACCTGTTTTATTTTATCTATTATAGTAGGGATATTATTTCCAAACACTACATTAACCTCTAAACCTTTTTCCTCATATACCTCTTCTATTTCTGTAATTGGGGTATCTATTCTTATTCCCCACTTCTTATCCACTACAGTTACAATGTCACCTAAGTTGAAATCAACTTTATATTTGTTATTTCCCTGTGTGTTTATTTTGCTATCAAAAGTTTGGATTTCCTTACATTCTTCTAGCTTTTCTTTTCCTCTTTGTATCAATAATGGTTTATACCTCTCCCAAGGGATTTCAACTTCATAAGTTTCCTCATGTTCTCCAATAACATTACCTTCCTCGTCTCTATCTGCTACCATTTTTTTCTTTTCTTCTTTATCAGTTATATCTCTAGCATCTACATATAGCTCAAATCTATCTAACCCTTTGGTATTTCCAATACTAGTTAATTTTCTATCTTTACCTTCTCCAGCACCAGCAATTAAAGTTGTGTTTTTATAATTGTTTAAGCTATCCATGTATTCTTGTTCTAAGATATTCTCAAAGCTTCTAGAAAAAATACAAGGTGCTATAGTCCCATTGTTTATGGTTCTATCAACACCTTTGTATACATCAAATATTATTCTTCTGTTTTTTATATCTAGTAAATTTCTATAACCTAGGTTACTTGTCTTAGACATGTTTTCTAAACAATCTAATATATTTCCAAAGCTGTTTGAATATTTAATATCCTCTGTAAATTCTTTTAAATCTCCTAAAATTAAATTAGGTATTTTTCTATTTATATTAGTTGGATTTATGGCATTTTTATCAACTAGTTCTCTCATTAATTTTTCTGTCTTTCCATCAAAATTAACTCTATCCCAGCTAATACGTCTATCTAAATAATTAGTTAAAAATCTACCTTTAACTTCTAAATATTCTTGTCCATTATCTCCTATTTTTAGTTGCCTAGTTTCTATATATCCAGCTTCAGCATCATCTTTTTTATAAATTAGGTTTTCTCTCTTTAACAATTTCAATGTATTAGAATTTAAAGCACAATGTAATTCTAATTCACCTGTTTTGCTATACCTTCTAATCCATCTTAGAGAGGTAAAAGTATCTAATATTCCTTTAAGTTCTAAATCTCTGTTAAATATATAAAGCTCCATATATCCTACACCCCCAAATACTGCGGACTAAAATAAATATTAACCTCTAAATTGTCTAAATTACTATCCGCATTATATCTAAATAAATTATCTCCTACATCTAATTGTAGGAATGTATCTCCTCCACCAACAATATCTAAATAATTTAATATATCTGTTGTAACACCATTAAGCTCTTGTAATATTTTTTTCTTACTATAATTAGTGTTTATTATAAATTTTTCTCCTGCAACCATTCCTTTATTAATCTTTATAAACTCTCTGGTATTTACATTAAATAAAGATGGATTTTTAAGAGTACCTCTTGCAAAAAATTCTATTATCATACCTGTTTTAACCTGTCCATTATTTAGTACATTAACTATTAAAGAAGGCTCTCTATGCCCCATTGTAATTCCTTTATTAACTGGAATTACTAAAGGAAAATAAAAATCTCCCTTCCATAAGGCTATATTAACTTTACTATCAATATAATCTTTCCAATATGGATTATGACATAAAAGGCTTATTTGAAATTTAGGATTATTTTCTTTGGGTATAATAGGTGCAGTTTCCACTATACATTCTACATATTTTTTTATATTTCCATCTATATAAATTAATTTAGATTTTAATTTAGGATTTATTATACTTAATAATTTTTCTCTGTTTAATTCTTTATTTTCTGTTATAGCACCTTGAATAACTATATTTCTATCATCTAAGGTGCTACCTGTATTAGTCGATCCATCTTGTCTCATTCCTTTGCTACTATAAATAATATTCTTTAAACCACTTATACCATCTATATCTTCTAAGAAAAAAGGACTCCAAATAGAAAATTCTATCTGTTGTCCTTTCTCATTTTTAAATATAAATTTTTCTTTTTTATTCACATCACCACCTCAATTCTACCACTGTAAAGCTAATTCTCTTAAATTATTTTTAGATTGTCTTGCTAGCTCACTTGCACTTGGTTTTGGAGAATAAATATGTTGTGTTACATTTATTCCACTTACACCATTAAATCCTTTTAGCACGCTACTAGCCACTTTAGTTGCTACATTTTCAGCTGTTTTCATAACCAAATCAGCACTAGCATCATGGTTAAAAATTCTTGTACCTCTTGGCAAATCGTACAATTCGTAATTAGAATTATGTCCCGGTGCATCATGCAGATACGTTAAACCACCACTAAAGTATCTATCTCCTGTCCACTTTTTCTGTACACCTTTTGTTTCAATTCCTCTCAAAGTATAATTAAATTGTTTAGCGTCAGGATGCCAATTAGACCACCATTGCTTTAATTTATCCCATTTAGATAGTATGTCTCCTGTAGTAGTATTTACACTTTTCCCAATATCACTATTCATACCTTTCACTTTAGAAACTACTTGTTTTTTCTGGTCATTTGCCTTATCTATTGTTTCTTTTCTTTGTCTTTCTGCTTCTTTAATCATTTTATCAGCAGTATCCGCAGATATAACTTTACTTTCATCCCTAAGTTTTATTATATTTCTTACAGTTCCATCATACTGTTTATTAGCTTTATCTACTGCTCCTTGTCTTTGCTTTTCAGCATTTTTAATAACTTCACTTGCTTGCTCTGCGGTTATTCTTCCATTATAAGATTTTAACCTTTCCATTATTACCTTTTGCTCAACTTCACTAGCAGATAGAGTTTTTACTGCATTTTCTTTCATTTTCTTTTGTAATCCATCTATTGTTTTTGCTTCATCTTCTGTTATTTGTCTGTGATTATCAGCTGCATTCTTAATAATAGAATTAATTTGATTTTGTAATCCATCTATTGTTTTTTTCTTATTCTCCCAACTAGTTGTAGTTGTTTGTAATATTTTAGCTTCTTCAGTTGTAGTTAAAACATTACTTTTTGAGAAGAAATCTTGTTGGCTTTGTAACTCTTCTGCTTTCTTTTTATCTAAACCAATCTTAATTTTATCTCCCATATCCTTATATATTTTTTGCAGATTGTCAGATTGTTGTTTTGTAATTGCAGTACTTTTATTTAGAGTATCTGTAAATTCTTTTATCGTTTGATCCTTCTGTTTTTTTGTAAGCCCTTTAGTTCCATTTACCATTGCAGTATATTGTTTTATTATTTCATCTTTATTTTTCTTAGTTAATACTCCTGTATCAGTAACTAATTTTTTAAAATTGGTTGTCATAGCGTTTTTTTGCTCATTGGAAAGTGAACTAGATTTCTTACTCATATCAGTAAAATTTTTTAATACTTTGTCTTTAGCTTGCTTACTAAACTTATTTGAATTAGCAACTAAATTTAACATAGACTTGCTTGCTTTTTTATCTAAATCCATGTAAGCACCTACTGCTTGTTTAGTAGATTTAGATATTTTAACATTTGAAGTTTCAATACCTTTGGATGCAGCACTATAGTTCATCATAGCCATATTGCTTTTTGAGACTTTATCTGCAAATAGGTCTACACTTGGTGTTGCATCTTTTTTTAGATGTTTATATAATGCTACTCCAGCAATTGTTGCAGCACCAATTCCTAAAACCCAAGGATTAAGAAGCAATGCCCCTGCTTTTGTAGCCAGTCCCATAGCACTTATACCTTTAGTTACTCCTGCTGTTGCTACACTAGCACCTCCTGCTACACTCTCTGCTACTTTTGTTGCACCACTTAATTTACCTATCCATTCTGTAGCTTGTCCAATACCACCTACTAAACTTCCTATACCACTTACTGCTTTACCACCAACCTTAAGGAAACTTCCAGTTGCAATAGACATAGCACTCCATTTAGCTATGTTTTTTAACTGTTCGTTTGAAAGTCCACTAAGTTTATCGCTTAATTTAGACATTAATTCGCTTAATTTATCCATCATTGGAGCAATTGCATCACCTAATCTAATAGCTTCATTTTTTATTTTATTTAAAGATTTTTTAAATCTTTCTCCTCTAGTATTAGTTACTTTATCGAAAGCTCTTCCTGTCGCTCCTGCACTTTGTTCCATCTTCCCTAGCATTTCATTAAAATCTGCACCAGCATTTGTACTTAAAACTAATGCTGCTTTACCTGCTTCAGCATTTCCAAATAAATCTTTTAAACTAAGATTATTTTTCTTAGCATAATCATTCATCATGTTTAATACATCACTAACACTTTTCCCACTTTTCATTAATTCGGGAAAACTTTTTCCACTAACAGCTTTTATTGCTTTATCTGCTGTACTACCTGTTTTAGACATTTCATTTAACATACCATTCATATAAGTTGTACTTTCGGCTGCCTTAATACCATTCTTAGTCATCAGTGCATATCCAGCTGTAACTTGTTTTAAACTTGTATTCGTAGCAACTGCGGTTGGAATAACTTTACCCATTACAGAAGATAATTCACCAACGGTTACTTTACCTTCATTCTGTGTAGTTATAAGCATATCAGACACCTTTGTAACATCTTGAGCTTTCATCTTATATGCATTCATTATAGTAGTAAGAACATCTAAAGACTGTCCTGCTTCAGCAAATCCAGCTTTAGCAAGTTTGGTTGAATTTCTTACAAAATTAATTGCATCTCCCGTTTTCTGCCCAGCACTGATAGCATCATAAACATTATTAGCTATCTCAGTGCTAGCTATGCCAGTATCATTAGAAAGTTTTAAGATTCCTTTTCTTAAATCACCTATAGGAACTTGTGTTGTATCCGCTATAGTACTAACCTTTGCTATACTATCTTCAAACTTAGTAGCAAAGTTAAGACTAGCTATTCCTCCTGTGGCTAAAAGTGCTGTGATTTTTAATATTCCTTCCCCTGCTTTTTCCATTCCACCGCCAATATTCTTTAGTTTTTCACTAGACTTTTTTAAACCTTCACTAGCTTTTAACCATTTATTATTACTTTTTTCAAGTTCTCCATTTACCTTTTTAAGTTCTCCTTGGGTCTTTACCATTTGTGCATTAGCTTTATTCATATTAGTTTCATAGTTTTGTACTTGTTTGGCATTAGTTTCAACTGCTTTTTCAGCTTTTTTATGTTCTTCGGATAATTTATTTACTTCATCTTTTGCTTTCTTAGCTTCAGTAGATTCTTTACCATATATTTTTACTGCTTCTTCATATTTCCTATTGGCTTTATCAAGAGAGTCTTTAATCTTATCTCTAGTTTTTATATTCTCTTGCATTTTAGTATTAGCTTTTTCTATAGATTTCTTATACATATCTACTTTTTTAGAATGTAACTCTACTTGCTTCGATAAGCTTTCTTGAACAGATTTTAATTTTTCAGAATCTTTACCAAAACTTTTGATGCCTTGTGAAGCAAGTTTTAGTTCCGCTTGATGTTTTTTCATTTCAGAATTAAGTCCTTTAAGTTTATCATTATATCCTGTGCTATCAAGTATCATCTTTGCAGTAATTCTTTTTTCTGTATTATTAGCCACTTAATTAACCTCCCTTCTATAAAAATGCTATATCTTCTATATTTACTTTTTTATAATTTATATCACTTGTAGCGTTATTTCCTTCGTTATTATTTTTAACTTCCCAGCCATTAAATTTAACGTGAGTTTTCCATTGTTTATAAATTTCTCTATGTGTGGTATTCCAAAATTCGTCCTTAGAATAATTTAAATGTGTATGTGCGATATAAAAAAGCCAGTCAAAATCTATTAAATATCTAGATTCAGACTGGTCATTTAGTTTTTTTCTTTTTTAACTTCTTTCTTTTCTGCTCTTTCTTCCTCAGTTTTTTCATTTAATCCCATATAATCAAGGTATAATTCAACTGCTAATACAGTAATCTCCTGATACTGTTCTGCTGTCATCATATCTTCTAATTCTTCTATATCCCATTCTTTTTCAATGCAACTTAAGCTTATTAATTTGAGAGTATTTGTATAGAATTGTTTTCCTTCCATTAACCCAAAAATCACATCGCCATAATTACCATACTTTTCATCTATCTTTCGAATTGTTTTATTAACCATCCTAAAACTATATTCTTTATCACCTATCTTTTGTTTTCTTATTTTATCTAACATATAATCACCTCAATCTAATTTTTTAATAAAAATAAGGGTAGAAATCAATCCACCCTATAAATTATTTATCTAATATTGCTTTTTCTGTAGTTTCAACCTTTTCTGTTGGTATTATTACCTCTTTAAAGAATTTTTCATCTGTCATACCTTCTTCTTCATCTACTTTATACTTCCATCTGCCATTAAAATGTAATGGAGCAAATGTTGCTTTTAATTTTTTTGCTTGAAAATTAGACTTTCCCTCTTTACCTTTATACTGCTCATCAGAAATACTAAAAGTACCCTTGTACAATATTCCGTAACGTGCTTTTCCATTACCTTTGTTAGCTTTATAAAGTAAAGCAACATCTGGTGCTTTATCATCATCACTATATATAATTCCACCTTCTATTGCTAATTTGTGTCCAAGTAAAAAAACTTCATTTTCCGTATTTAAATCTGTTATATCTGCTTCTACATCAACATTTGCTAAAGTGCTTTCACTTAGCCATAACTTGTTTTCGGCATAAAAATCATCTGTTGTAATCTTAGGTTTTATACTTAGTTCTTTTATTCCTTCTAAATATATTGGTGTATCAAATATTACTCCCGTATTATCATCCTTTATTATCTTTGCTGCATATAATTTTTCTAAACCAACTACTGGCACTACTTGTTCTGGCATATTAAAATCCCATCCTTTCAATTTTTAAATTAATTTTTTGCATAAAAAAGACTAGTTTTTAGCTAGTCTTTTGGTAAACTTATATTCCAACGAATTGCCTTATGGTATAATCCTGTTTCCTTCTCATAAAGGTCGGCTGCCATATCTCTATTAAATCCATTATGTATCATTATACTTTTAACTGTATTTTCAAGTTGCGTATAGTCTCCGGTAGAAAATATATCTACTTGAACTATATATGTTGTAAAATTTTCATTTCCCTCAGAATATTCCACACCATACTCATTAATAATCTCATATTCTAAATATAAACTTTTATCTGGATTATCAGCGTGAAGAAAAAATACTTTACCATTTGGTAACAAATCTATAATTTCTTTATTATTTAATACACTTAAAAGATATTGTTTTATACTCAATTATCACCACCTACTTTGCTTTATCTAATAATTCTCTTGCAACTGCTTCAATTGCTTCATTTTCACTACTTTTTACTGCTCTATCGAAAAAACCCATATTAGCTTTTGACTGACTCGTACCAAATTCCCTCATAAAATCATAAAAAGCTGTTAATCTAGTTGTTCCAACTGTAGCAAGCCCTTCTTTTTTAACACTTTTCTTTCTTTTAGATAACCTTTTAGTTCTGCCAATTGGTATTTGTCCATCTAAACTTTTATCAATAATGTCTATTCCTTTTCTTACGGCGCTTCTTTCATCAGCTTCAGTTAATGTCATATCCACAAACATTTTAGAAATTTCATCCATACCTTCAACAATTACTCCATCAGCCAATTAAATCACCTCAACAGCTTTAATCTTTAGCCACTTATTTTCATATTTAATATTGTCTATAAAAGTTATATCAAAATATCTATATTTATCTTTTTCTTTTGTAGCATTTTTATCTTTTATAGTTTTAATTCTATATTCTTTAGTATTTATATTTTTTAAATCTTTAGAATATCTAACTATAAATTCTACTGTATTTTCTGCTTGGACTGCTTTTGCTGCATAAAATTCTTTTCCCCAAAGATTATTCATACTTGCCCATAAAGTTTTATAAGGTTGCCAATCTTCTATATCAAAACCATTATCATTTTGTATAGTTGTGTATTTTTGTATAGTTATTCTTTTGTTTAGCTCTCCTAATTTAACTTTAAAATCTGCCATAATTACACCTCATAGTTACTTAATTTATCTAAAATACTTGTAACTATTCTATCCTGTTTAGTGTTAGTAGGCACTTCTGTACTCCTATTTTCATACATATCAGCTATCAATTTCTTCTGTAGTAAATTTGCAAGTTTTAGAGCCTTATTATCTGTCTTATAACCTTCTCCTACCATAAAATTTATATAAATTTCGCTAGTTGCTATAAGTTCATTTAAAGAATTATCTTCATAATCATCATCAATTTTAAGATAATCTTTTATTTCTTCAAGCGTCATATTATCACCTACTTATTAAAAGGGTAGCATTAAGCCACCCAATTATTAAAATTCTATTTTCTTTATACTTCTAGTAACACCTTTACTAACCCCAAATCTACCTAATATTCTTAAATAAACAGAATCTGTTGTGAATCCTGCTTCTTGGCTCTTAGCCACTGTTATTTCTTTTCTTTTAGTAAATTTTACTGCCTCTTTAGTATTTGCAATCAATATACAAAACTTCTTTTCTTTTGTTGTAGGTATTAAAGCTGTATCTTCTACAACATATAAAGGTTTCCCACCAAAATAATCTTGTCCATTTATAACAGTTATTAAATCTAAGTTTCTCCCTTGTTTATCTTTCATATTTTTTAACTCTGCATATGTTGTTACATTTGTTATATTAACTAATCCTTTTTTAACAGCAGGTAAAGATTTATCTATTGCCTTATGTACATCTTCATAAGAGTTTCCTGCTATTACTGTTGCATTATCATTTAGAACCTTCATAATTCTAGCATTTTTATTCGCTACTGCCTTTATTACAAAATTCTTTCTTACTAAATTTTCTATTTCAACTTCAGCATCATCTATTGTTTCACTTGTAATTTTTTGTAATAACCCAACCTTTGAACACTTAAAAGGTGTATCTGTTGTAACAAGCGTACCATCTGTTATTGCATCACCTTCTGTTACTTCTTTCAAATCTTCACCTTGCTCTAAATCTATAACTGGAATTGTTCCCTCATTTTTAGTAACTGGTATTACATCACATAGATTTTCTAAAGAACCATATCCTTTTTCTAATTCTATAATATCGTTTATAAATTGTTTTGGTATAACTGCACTATGGTCACTAGTTTTTATCATCGCTCTTTCTTCTTCTGTTAATTCTTGTCCCATAATTTTTTTAACTACTGCTCTATATTCATTTGCTTTTTCCATACTTTTATTACCTCTCTTTTCTTTATTTTTTTGTTTCTCTAGTGCTTCTCTTTCCTCCTGTTCTAATTCTTCTGCTATCTTTAAAGAATCTTTTAATCCTCTTAATTCTTCCATAACTTTTTTGGCATTTTCAGAATCATTTTTTTCTAAAAATCCTCTTACCTCTATTGTTTTTGTTTCTATTTGTTGTCTTAATTCTTCTATTTTCATAATTAAGCCATCCTTTCAATTTTTAATTTTATTTTTTACATAAAAAAAAAGAACTATCTTACTCTAGTTCTAATCTTATTAATTCTAATTCAACTTTTCTTAATTCCTCTTCATTTCTCTTATGTTCTTCTGAATCTTTTTTATGTTCTTCATAACTTCTACAATTAGCACTAGAATCTAAGTAAGCAGGGAATGGTGTTATAGTTACCTCTATTAATTCTAAATCTTTTATACTTCTTAAATCATTACCATCTTCAAGCGTTGTCCATTCATCATCATTCACATAAAATCCAAAAGAACAACCTTCAATGTCTCCTGCTTTAACTAATTCATATAAATCATTTGCATATGTAATTTTAGGATTAATTCTAAGATTAAATTTCAATCCTATATCATCAGAAATTAATTTCAAACTTCCACTTCTAGTAGAACCTAAAATTTTATCAGAATTATGATTATATAAAGCAGGTATATATTCTTTAGTTGCTAAAGATTTATCAAAAGCACCTTTTCTCACTTCTTCAAAAAAACCCATAAATTGAGAACGTGTATTATATTTATTTATATAACCTTCTATAATATATTCATCATTTTCTGTTCTAGTTTTTATTGTATTTGCTTGTATTTTTCTAATTTCCTTCTGTTTTTGCATCTTCATCACCTCCTATATCCGATTTATTATTTTTCAAATAACTAACATTACCATTTAATAAATCTTTCAATAAAACTTGTCCTGAGGGTAAAGTAATTATAGGCTCTCCACCTAGTTTTTCTGCACCTAAAATTCCCCTCGCTTTATCTAAATCATACACTCCATTTCTAACATAACTATTAATTACATTAGCTTGGGTTTCGGAATCTGTTCTTAATAATACCTTCTCATTAAATCTTATTTTATATCCTTGTTTTCTTTCCGTTGTTGTAAGTAGCTTATAGTCCATCTCTTGTTCTATTTGTTCAAATATTATTAATAAGCAATCATTTAAATATTTTAAATTATCTTGTTCCTCTGATCTAGCATTTTCTTTAACAAATCCTAATTTACTCAGTGGTACTCTAAAAGACATTGCTATTTCTTCTTTGGATAATCTACGTAATTGCTCATATTGTGCATCAGCAAGGCTTAAATTTAAAGCATTTACAGAATATCCAGCAGGTATAGTAAATACTCTCCCATTAGAAGAATATATCCTGCTAAATTTTTCTTGCATTTTCTTTATTTCTTTCTCTTCTTTTAAATCACTTGTAAGTTGTACTACTATTTTATTAGTCAATCCATTTCTAAATAACGTATTTAAATATTCTTGGCTTTTAACAGATGTGTCTAAACTCTCATTTAGAATACTTTTATTTGCTTTACCTTTTATTCCATCTAAAGTAAAATCCCTTAAAATAATTATGTCTTTATCAAAACAACTTCCTACTTCACAATCAACACCTTCATAGTCCCATAGTATTTTATTATTTTTAACCCCTTTTATTAATCCAGCATTATCAATAGTACAATTTTTTATTTTTACAGGGTACAATCCTTCTATTTTACTACCGTTTCTCTTAATATAAAGCCCACTATATCCATAATGTTTAGCTAAAACCACAAAAGTTTTATAACAATCAATAGCACTCATATATGGATTAGGTCTTAATCTTAATAAATCATATAAATAATGTTGTTTTGCTAATACTTCACCTTTTTCAGTTTCTTTTTTTACTTGTACTGTACATTTCGCAACATCTTGCGATATATTATTTATGCAACTAAAATATGTAGATTCTTTTAAATCATCTTCAAATGGTGTAATATCATATCCATTTTTAAACGAATATACCTCTTTCCAATCATTTATATTCGTAGTTTTATCACTTCTTTTTTCTATCTTATCCCATATCATTTATAACTCACCTCCTGTTCTTCTGTATTAAATAGCTAACCCCAAAGAAAAATAAAGATAATAAATACATAGCAATATATTTATTTAATAAAAATGTTGTAAAAAAGATTATAAAAACAGAAATTATTAATAACATATCTGCTATAAATAATTTCTGTTTAAACTTATTTATTAATTTTTTAATTTTAATCACCTACCAGTCTTCACTCATTTTTTCTAGTTCTTCCAAAGCATTGTATGTATAATCTTCTCCTATTAATTCTGTATAAGAAAATATTAAAACTGCAACCATATCTATCCTTTGCTTGTTTTTATCCTCTTTAGCTAACATTTCATCATCAGATTTTCCTACAGTTGTGATAGCATTGCTCATACACCAATCTAACAATTCATTTTTTTCATATTTAACTTGTCCATCATAAACCTTTTTTCTAAATTCCTTTGTTGCGGGACTTAAATTAGTATATGTTTGTTTTAATTTTAAAACATCATAATCTTTTTCTAATCTTTCAATCATCTCTTTAGCATTCATTGGATCTGTTACAATAGTTTCTATAGTGCAACCATATTTACTTTCAATGTTTCTGATATATTCTTCTACAAGTGTATAATTAACTGTCATCCCTTTATGTATATCGCAATAATCTTCTCTTTCATACTTTCTATAATCTATATTTTCCCTTCTCTTATCTAAAGAATCTGCTGGAAGAAACCCATGACTCATGCAGTAAATTATATTATTTTCTTTATACATAATAGAAACTGCTGTAAGGTCTGTAGTTACAGATAAATCTATACCTACAATTACATTTTTACCTTTAAAATCAATTTTATCAGCTTTACATTTCTTCCAATAATCTATATCAATATATTTATTTAATTCATTAGTTTCTAAGAAAATATTCATGTTTTTAGTTAAAAACTCTGCTTGTTCACTTGTTTTTATCTTACACGTTTCTCTATCTTCCCTTATTTCCTTGTAGTTCTCTTCAACACGCAAGGGATTACTTTTATATAATCCAATATCTGTCCACGCTTCTTCTCTAGTACAATAATATAGCAAACAAAATAATCTAGAATTACTTACAGTTCCATTTAATACAGCTCTATCATATTCTAATTCTTCAAGCATGATAGAATCACTTTCGGCATAAGCTGTTGTTATTTTAATAGATAATGGATTATATACACTTAATTGCCCTTTTCTCATAGCTTGTATATTATCATTAGTTGTAAATGCTCCTACTTCATCAGCTATAAAGCAAGCTGGTCGGATTGAGTTATTTTTATTAGCTTTTGATGTTCTAGGCTTAAAAAAGCTATTTGTTAATTTACATTTAATAATACCTATTTCAGAATCAGAACACCAAAAATATTTACCTATATATGGACTTGCATCTAATAATTGTACCATTGCTTTTCTTACTTCAGTTGCTAAATCTCTGTCAATACATATAGAATAAAATTCACTAAAATTTTGTTCTGTTAACATTAGTAATATAAGCACCAATGCTGTTAGAAAAGTTTTTGCATTTTTTCTAGGAATAAATAAAACTATATCTCTATATCTAAATTTATCCTTATTGTTCTTATATCTAAATCCAAAAATTGCACATAAAAATAAGGCTTGGAATCCTTCCAAACCTTCTAATACATTTTTCCCAGCAACAAACCCAGTGGCATAATTAAATAATTTAAGTAAGTCGTTTATTACTTTTAATTTTTTTTCATTAAAATAAAATTCAAAATCCTCTTCATATTGATTTTTATAATAATCATTATAAAATATTTTACATTGTTGTTTTACTTCATCAGTAGTAATTTCAGTCCCATTCAGTACATTTGCACAATATTTTAAAGCTTTATTTAATAATATCATTTATAATCACCTTTTAAAGCTTTTAAAACTGGGTCTTCTTTTTCTTGTTGTGCTTGAATGTTTACTTGTGCTAATCTTGCCCTTGCAGAAGGGCTTAAACCTAATTCCATGCAACATTTATTAAATATAGAATTATAATCTTTATAAATTGTAGTTGCTGGATTTCTATATAGTGTTCCATCTTCCTTAAATAATACAACTCCATATGTATCTATATTTTTCTTACATTCTTCCATTCTATATATTGAATCAGCAGTACTTTTTAAAATTGTAATGTCTAGATTACACAGTATACCACTTTCTTTTAATTCATTTACTAAAAATTTGTAAATTTTCTTTTCTTCCTTAGAAAGATTTTTAGGTGACTTATAAACTTTATTATCAGCACCTTTTAGTCTATCTTCTTGCTCTTTCCTATTTTCTATTTCTTCTTTAGTTAAATGTTTATTTTGTAATTCTATTGGTTTTGGTGCTTTAGCCATTATATCACCATCCTTTCTTTCTAATTAATAATAATTCTTTTTGACTAAAAGTTTTCATAAGGGATTTTTATGTAACTGAGAGGGCACCACGGACTTTTTAAGCTTTCTTAAATATTTTCATACCCTCCCCCACTTAATAAAATTCTTCATTAAACTTTTTAATAAGTTCTTTTAAAGCCTTCTGTATATTTCTTTTATCCTTTTCATTTCTATCCATCATTCTATGGACTTTCTTATGGCAACACTCTCATAATGGTATTAAGTTGTCTTCACAAAACCTTAAATCAAATCTATCTTTTATAGTTTCAATATGATGTGTGTACTCACTTGCTGGTATCAATCCTTTACACCAACATACTACACACATACCGAAGTAATGTCTCTTTATATTCTCAGATAACTTTAACCAAATCTTATTACTATAAAATTTCTGTCTTACTTTTTCTTCTCTGTCTTCCATTCTTCTACGTTTATATTCTTTATAGCTTTCCTTCCTCTTCTTCTCCTCACACTTACACAATGTACCTTCTAATACTTTCTTACCACATTCTGTACATTTTCTATAAACAGGCAATATTAATCACCTTCTTATATAATTACTTCTATATTTCTTTTTATACTTTCTCTCATTACTTCCTCTGAGTCTAATTTTATTTTTACTATAACTTTACTATTATCTTTTTTAATTCTTTCACCTTTCGGTAACTTCACAGTTTCGGCACCTTTATAATAATTATCTACTATATCTTCTGTAAACACTTTTATAAGAACATTATTAATATTAGTTTGTTGCAATAAATAATTGCTCACTTCTCTGCAATTATTTAAAACTGTTTCATTAAATATTATACAATCCTTATTATTAAAACTTATTTCTTCCACACATCTTAAACTATTTTTAATAACACATATATCTACATTTAAACTATCAAATTCTTTTGTAATTATATTTGTAAAATGTTTATTCCAATTATCAAATACAAATATTCTTTTAATCTGTCCTTTAATAATCATTTCTCTTAATTTATTTACGCTCTTAAACATTTTTCTACCCCCAATATTTTTAATCAATAAAAAAGAGTACCTAAATCAATAGATACTCTTAAAATTTCACAATTATATACTTTAATATTTATTTCTTCTCTTAATTATTTCTTCTGTATCAGAAATTCCTTTTGTTTCACTATTATTAATTAAAATGTCATATAATTCTTTATTTTTATATTCCTTTGTTTTATATAATATGTCTATTAAAACATTACTTATGTTTTTAATTTTTGTAATAATATAATATTTGGGTTCTATTTTATCTGTACCATTGCTTAATTTATAAGTTTTATTCTTCTTCCAAATAACTTCATCATAATCTTCAAAATACTCTTCAATCTCTATATCATATTTGCCTAATATATTGTTCAATAAATATAATCCATATTCAATTGAATTATTATCAATGAGTTTACTTTTCTCTATTACATCTCTATAATTATAGGCATCTATATTTTCTTCCCCAGTTATGAATCCACCAAACATATAACATAGATTTTTATAACTACAAAATATTTTAGTATCTTTATTTTTTCTTATTATCAAGTTATATCCCAGTGTATTTTGGTTCCTATATGCTTCTTTAATTTCAATCTCATAATCAATTAATACCCTATTAAAATAAGGTATTAATTTTTGTGAAAAATTAAAATTATTAAACCTATATAAAGTTCTAAATGTTATAATCTTATCTTCTTCTATCCATTTTAAATACATTAAATTCTCTTTAGTTTTTAATTCATTAATCATTTCTTTTGTAGGAATTAAATAATTTTCCCTATTATCATTTATATAATCTATAATTTTTTCTTTTTCATGTTGTGCTTGTACTAGCAATTTCTTTATTTTAGCTATTATTTCACATTCCCTTTTATTGGTATTAGTTTTATTTGTAATATATTCATTATAAAGTTTTCTTATATCATTCCTTATACATATGTACATATCTTTTATATTTCTAAAGACATATATTTTTTCTTTTTCTATAAAATTATCCCAATTATTTAATTTATCTTCTAAACCAGGTATTTCATAATTAAATTTTTCAATTTTTTTTAATTTTATGCTTTCTTCTAATAGTTGTTTCATATCTTTTTGTCCATTAATTGAAAAGTGTTTGTAACAATTAAATCCTATTTTCATTTCATTATCATTATATTTATTCTTAATAAAACATATATTTTTTAATTTTGCAGAACATATTTCACATTTAATTTCTCTTTTATCTAGTATTAATGGTCTTTTAGTTAAATCTGGTTTCCATTCATTGATAGCTTGTCTTAATAATTTGGGATATACATTATGTAAAAATATTTTTTCTTTATTAGATACTTTATTAGGATCATGCCTATCTGTTTTTGTATAATTATTTAATATTTGTTGTAACATATTGTGGTCATTATACACTTTGCTTTTTCTCAATAATCTTTCCTCTTTTAGATTATAGATATTTGCCAATAAACCATCTCCCCATAATTTTATTACAGGAACATTATACCACCTTAAAATTCTTTACTCAATGAATTAAATTAAATATATTTAAAATAATACCAATTTAATGCCAATCTAATATAATTATTTTCTATTTAAATGTAGTAATTCTCCAAATAATTTTTCTATTACGCATTCATCTATATTGTATCTAACTCTAATTTCTTTATTATCTGCATTTACGTACTCTATAATATAGTAACAATTTCTTATTTGTATCCTTATAAGAATATAATCGTTATCACCACTTAAAGAAAATTCTACCTTATCATCGTCAGTATATTTTATTTGTATTTTTTTAAAATCTTTTATATTAATATAGGATTTTAAATCTGAAGATACTTCAAAATTAATGTTATATTTTTCAAAATAATTTTCTAATTTATATGTTGTATTTTGCATTGCTTTTATTATTACATTTTTATCAATTTGTTTTAATTCTCTAGAATTCAAAGCAAATTCTTCTTCCCAATCTTTTGGTATATCTTCCACATAAATATTCTCTTTCATATAAATCTCTCCTCACATAAAATATTTACAATTATACTCTATAACATCCAATATTCTACATTTAGACAAGTTTTCCTTCAATATTTATAATTTTTCTCTATATTTTCTACATTCAGATATAACTTCATCACACTTTTCACATATGTTTTTTCTATTATCTTCTATATTATCTATATACGTCTTAAGCAAATACTGAAATTCTATATTATTTACATTATAAACTTTCTGTACTTCCTCTAATAATTCTTTTAAATCCATATCTTTTCTTTTTTGTTCCTCTAATATTTTTTTCTTACATTCTTTATTACTTTTTTCTCCTCGTATTCTTTTTACAGTTTCTTGTAATTCTTTACAAGCCATTTTTATTTCTTTTAATTCATTATCAGTGAAATTTTTAAATAACATACTTATCTCCTCCAACATTATTATTTATTTTAATTATTCAATTCTCCAACTACAGCTTCCAATCCTATCCCCATTCTAGTCTTTTCTATCAATTCCTTAGTTATAAATGCACTCCCATATCTTTCAATCAAATTATCTATATCTTTTTTAAACATATTATATTCAAGTTCTCCGATTCTTCCGTTTATGAGTATATTATCTTTAATTACCATTTATATTTCCTCTATCTTTCTCTTTTTTAGTGCCAATGCCACGTGTTTGAAACAAGAATTATATCTTTTTAACCATACATTTTCATCGAATTCTTTTAATAATTTATGTAATTTTTCCGTATTTCTAAAAACAAATGCATATTGCTCTTGTCCATTTCTTTCAATTAACTGTATATCTTCTTCAAAAGTATCATTGCAATATAAATAGCTGACTTTTCCTCTATTTACTATCTCTATTGTGTCCATTTTATTTTCCATATCTCTTCCCCCTATTTTTTATAATTTTTTCAATAAAATTTTTGTATTCTTTATCTGTTATATTTTTTATAAAATCATTAACATCATCATTATATTTTTCTATATTACATGTTGATCCAGCATTAGCTAGAGCAATTGATCTTTTAGGACTACATCCATATTCTAAACCCAATTCATACATTTTTATTTCTTTTTCTGTTAGACTATACATATTAACTCCACCTTTCATTAATTAAATAAAAGAGCTGTAGACTTTAAAAAGTTTCTACAGCCCAATCATCTACTTATACACTTTTATATTGTTTATATATTTACACTTGACCACTTTTGCCCTGTTCGTATTTGACTAATATAATTCCTATTGATACCAGTTTTTTTACTTATCTCTGTATTATTTAATCCAATATCTATCATCTGTTTGATTTCTATTATTGTTTCAATATCATACTTACAATTTGGATTTCTAGTACCTATATTAGCTCTTCTTCTACGTTCTGTTTCTTCTTTAGTAGGTTTACTTTTTCTTCTTTTACCATGTTCATCTTTATTTACTATGGTATCTTTATATAAATTTATATATTTAGTTTCCATAAAATCTAAATCTTCTTTATTACATTCTTTTATAACATAAAATATTAAATCTTCTTGTTCTGTGTTAAACAATAATTGCAATTCATTTTTATTAGTTTCTGCATATTCTCCATTTATTAAATTACTTTTATGTCTGCTGTAGGCATCGTTGCATTCCTTAGCGCCACCTACATATTTTACAACTGCTTTACTTGTCTTAATTCCGTATATACCACATTTATTTATATTTCCTTGCTTTATCAACATAACCATCTACTCCTTTGATTAATATAAATTTAATGTTTCTAAAAAGTTATTAATCCGTTTTAAAAAAATCGTCCACCAAAAACACAAAATAGATATAAGAATTTTTCCTATATCTATTGCACTTATATGTATAAATTTTTTACTAAAGAGGGCATGCCCACAAACCTCTACTTTTAAACTTTTATCTACTAATAGACAACTATATTAATAGAAGTTTAAAAGGCTTAATGTTGTCATTAGTGGGTTTTTATTTACGAAGTCGACTTCGTTTTTTAATATGTAATTATTTTTAATTTTCCATTGTATTTACTTTTAATATGTGTTATAGTATAAATAAGATATTATATTCATTTTTAAAAACAAATAAAAAAATATTTAATATAGATGCAAAGTCGGCTTTGCATCTATATTAATCCTTTTTCTTTTCTATGTTCATACTCACGCTTCAAATCGTTAAATACACTATTTAAACAATGTGAATAGCTCCACTCCAACATTTCATCACGAAATTCCTCTACACTATCATAATTAAAATCACCATCATTCTTAAATTTATTATATGTATCCTTATATTCTTCCCAATTATCTTCCTGTTCTATTTCTTCTATCGTTTTATCCCAAGCAGCTTCATTTACTTCCATATTGTATTCTAATTCTTCAACTAACCAAATTATAAAACTTGTAAATTTATAACCATTTATATGTACTTTATTTTCTGTAATTTCTAACAATTTATCTATCATATCTTTATATGTAATTTTTTCACTTTTAGAACATATTTCTTTTAATTTTTGTTCTGCTATTTCTCTATTTTCATTATCTTTTTCTATTAATTCAAATAACTTTTCTTCTATACTCATATTAATTCCTCCAATATTGTATTATTTTTAAAATTGACAACCATTTTCATCTATCCAACACGAATCTATTCCCTCGAAAACTTCCTCAAGTTTGATATATAATCCTTCTATATCAAATCCATCATCATCTTCTTGTACGAATTCTACATTTAAAATCTGATTTACGGGACACACATTAATACTACTATAATCAACTAGATCCAATTGTACCAACATTTCCTCATTTCCTTCTCGGTGTAGAAAATATAAGTAGCCTCCACCCATTTCATCATCATTGAACTTCTTTAATAATCTTTCTAATTTTTTCTTTTCCACCATTGTCATATTATCATCCTCCAATTTTTTTAATTTATATTCTTTATATGTTTTTTCGTATATTTCCTTCATAGATTCGTTTAACTCATAATAATTTCCCATTTTACTTTCTAAATTATTATCAATCCTAATCAATTCTTTGTTATTGTTGTAAAAATAAACATACTTTTGATTTTGATAAGAATAAGCTCCATCTTCATTTAAAACCTTTTTAGCATATTCAATTTCTTTAATTTCACTTAATTCCTTGTTTGTAAATTTTCTTATCATATTATCATCCTCCATTTTTGAATTATTTTCGCAAAAGCATTGCTCATCCCATAAATATATGTTATAATAAAAGGGGTTTCGTAAATACTTTTAAATAAAAAAATATAAATGTGGCTACTTCTCACCTCACCACATATTTCTCTGTCTTATAACTTTTAGATTTATAGTCATAACTTAGTTTTAAATCTATTCAGATTAGAAGAGTTATTCCCTTCCATATAGAGTGAAAATAAAACTTCTGTACTCATTGATATTACTTGTCCACATAAAATGGGTCGTGCAATTTTTTCAAAATTTTTTATCCTAACTTTTTATATTTAACTTCATATATATGTATATCACCATTATCACTTCTATAAATCGTACTTGTATTAGCTTTTACCCTAAAACAACTTAAAAATAATACAGAATCTAGTTCATAAAGATGTCTTAATACTCCTCTTCCAATTCTGACGAACTTTATATTACTTTCATTATCTTCATTAAATTGTTTTTTTAACTCCTCTATCTCATTAAATCTTTTAACTTTCCTTAAATCTTTTTTTTGTTTTTTTAATATCTTTCTATTATTATCTAATATCTTAATAGCCTTACTCAATCTTTTAATAATTGTATAAATAGTTACTTTATTTAATGTAATTTTATCAAACTTCTCTTTAAAATCCGCTTTAATATCTTGTACTTGTCTATATTTTTCCTTAACTTCTAATTTATCATTCTTATACACATTAGATATTTCATACTGTTCCCTCGCAACTAAGTTTGTGAATTTTTGTATTTTCTTTCTGTCAGCTTCATTCATTTTTTGCTTAATTAAACAATCCTTTAAATTTATCGTTGTGTCGTTTGCATCTTTTCTATCGTCACCTTTATTCATAATTCTTATTAAATAATCCATCCCAGTATTATATTTATTAAATTTATAATCTTTACCACCGTCCAAAAATTTAAAGAAAAATGGTCTTATACCAACCTCTTTATCTTCCCATTTTCTAGTATCTTTATTATAAACTCTTATAGTATCTCTTCCTAGATAACCTTTAGCTCTAATTCTATCTAATTCTTTTGTGACATCAACTGGACTAGATTTTTTTGCCGAATCTATAACAATACAAGACAATATATTTAAATTACTTATATCCCTATATAACTCAAATAATTCTTTCTCTAATTTTCCTCTTGTTAATAAACCCTTCTTTATTAATTCTTCACCTTTATATTTTTTATCCCAATATACACTATTAAGCATTTGTACAAGGTTTATAACCTCTCCGATTTTTCCTTCAGCACAATTTATATCTGTATTGGCTAAATCTTTAGGAGTATAAGATCGTGGTATAGGTGATTTCGATGTAAAGTCAGTAGATACTAAAAATCTTTTAATAGTCTCACCATCAATTGCTATATCCTCATCCAATTTCCTATATTTTTTTGTGAGTAATCGGTCATTTGTGATTAAGCAACAGTCTCCATCAAAATCCATAGAACTTTCAAGCTCCATTATGTTCCAACCTATACTACTAATAAATATTACATTATCTGTAGGATTAAAATATTCATCAAATTCTTTACATTCTGTATTATTTATCATAGTTGTAACATTGCTCATTGTAGGCTGTGGTGAACGCACTGCCAATATATCATCACCATTATTATATTTCTTACAATAGCACTCTCTCTTATGTAACGTTTTAGAAAGCCCATTATATTGTCCTATACTAGCTAACAAGTATTCATATGGATTATTTATAACAGTTGCATATGTACCATTTATTAAGACGTGACCTTTCTTAACATTCTTTTTATAGTTATTAATTATTTCTTCTCTAAATTTTTTACATATCTTAGTATTTATAAAGTCTTCATTAATTTTTAACATATTCAATACAAATTCGCTATTACTTGTAAAATCTTCTAATTCTGTTGTATCTTCTTCACACTCTTCTAATATTTCTTTAAGCGTTCCATCTTTAATTAATCCTAAATATAGCTTAAATACAGATACATCATTTTTTAATAATTTAATATATTCTTTTGTTGGTTGGAGAAATTGTTCCATTTCTTTATATGACATTTCTAGCGTGTTAAGTAACTGGTAGTGTGTAAAGGCCATATTATTAAAATTATGATGTTGCCCTTTATCTGTCTTACATATTCCCCATGTATCTAAAGCTATATCACACCACTCTTCAAAAGTTTTGTTAAATTCTTTTTTTAGATACTTTATTGAGGATTTTGTAGTTATTAATTTAATATCTTTTATATCCTTAGCTAATGTTTTTCCATTCAACTGACTTACATTCGTAATACCATTATCCTCAAAAAATTGTTGTATATCTGTGTTTATTCCTATACCTTTATAAAATCTATTTCTTAATTGAATTGTAGCTTTGTCTCCATAACAATTTTCCTCAAAAATTTCTTTTGATAACAAAGCTTCACCATCTGTCAATTTATTAGTTATTTCTTTTTCTGCTACATATGTATGTAATTCACCTCTTTTAACATTTCCTTTTTCATCATATTTTTTCTTAATTAATTCTGTAGCCATAACCGTATCTGGAAATGTACTTTCTATATCATCAATTAATAATACATTTTTAGGACTCATTTGAAACGTATCTATAATACTTGTAGCTATTAAGGATATATAAGCTTCAATTGAAGGTAAATCTAAATCGTTCTTATTTTTATATTCAATTCCAGCCATACAATATTTTAATATATCTTCATAGTATTTTTCATTCACAAAATTTACTTTTCCATTTCTAGCACTTCCACTTGATCTATAAAGTCTTACATATTTAGTATCTACACCATTTACATTCAAGGTAAATCCATCTTTATATAATTTTTCTCTTAATTCTTTAGTAGATGTAATAACTTTCTTTTTTGTTTTTTCTTTTTTATTTTTATATTCTTCTGTTACAGAATAATCAAAGTTAACTGTAATCATATCATTACTATAATATCTCTGTTTTTTCTTATTTACCTTAATAAATTTCTTATAATTTTCTTGTAAATACATAGTTAATAAACTATAATCCATACTACCTTTATATTTACTAAATATTCTCTTTTCTTCCTCATATAATTTATGTATATCTTTTTTAGATTTTTTATCTACTATATATCCTCCATCTATAACATCTTTAGCTTGTACATTTAAAATCATTATATTTCTATTTCTCATATAACATAGACACCCCTTTTGATTTTTTATGATTTATTAGAATTACTAACATCCCCCTATTGAGTCAATTTAGTTAAATCATTAAGCAATTTATTATCTTCTTCAAAACAAAACACAACGAAATTTTTAATCTGTCTGTTTGGCTCTGTATAAATTAATTGATATCCCATACTTATTAGTTGCAAAGCAATTTCGCGTTTAAATATTTTTTTAATTTTCATATTAACACCTCCATTTATAATTGAATTTTAGAAATAATAAATTAATGAATAAGAAAAAGCAATATCCTATAAACGAATTTAAAAAGAGAAAAATTTATTTTTCAGTTTTTAAATCGTAAAGTCGTAGATTTATATGTTTTTATTTGTAGAATTATATGTATATATTATTAGAATTATATGTATATACGTCCGATTTCAGGCGATTTTTCCCTCGAAATCGGAAAACATTTTTAACTTTTTAAGGAATTTTTGGCTCAAAATCATACAAACAGGTATTATTTTAAGGAATTTTGGGCTCAAAATCATACAAAATACAAGTCAGTCATATCAACGGTTACAGAGATTTCAAGCTAGTTTTTACCCAAAATTTACTTTTACTACATTCTCATCTTCTATTGTTTCTTTTGCTGTTAAAGGTATATTTGTTATTCCATTTTCATGTTCACACTTCTTTTCAATCTGTTTATATAAGTCAAAGTCTTTAGTATCTAAAACTTTCTTATATTCGTTTAAATAATTTTGAAAATAATGGTTGAAGTAATCTGCATCTGTTAAGTAAACGTATTTATGACTTGCTGCTATATCATCGAAATGTGCTGAGTTGTTGATTCTTTGTTTTTTATCTCTTTTATCAATTTTAATTATATGCTGATATATGTATTCCACTCTCTCAAAAAGTGATATGTAATATATGTAGTTCTTTCTTTTATTTCCAATAAATTTTCCTTCCTTATCATACAATGATGTCATTTCTGTTTTATCCGAAGTATATACTTTGATAATACCCAAATTGTTCTTTGCCAGTTTATCTATGTACTTTCCAACTTGTGATTTTTTTCTTCCTATAATTTCTCCTATTTGCTCCATGCTTGGAAAAGAATAATGTTCCAAAAATAACTTATAGTATATGTTTCCCATCGAGTCTTGACTAGGTTTAGTCTGCCAGTACCTATATCTAACACATAACGTTGTAAATACTGCCCATTCTTCTGATGAAACATTATTTAGTACAGTTTCTATGAAACCGATAGGTAAAGCTCTATAACCTGTCCACTTATCATTTTGAAAAGGATAATACTCATTATTGTTATAAGCAATAAATATTTGGATTGGTGTGTTTACGTTCATTCCTTTAACTTTATTTAATTTTAAAATTCCTTCTTGATTAAATTTAAATAAATATTTTTTTATATTATCTGTTGTTATTTTCTTATTTATTTTTAGATAAATTGTATTTATTGTTGTTTCCAAAAACATTGTTTTATTACTTTTAGCTTGACACATTAAATTCCATAATAAATACCACCCTTCAATTCCATAAATGTCTGCTATATGTTTTTCATTTATGGAATGAAATCTTAGCTGTATAAATTGTGTATAATCAATTCCTTTTCCATTTTGGGTTAATTCTTTATTTTTATACATATTTGTTTTAGTTACTTTTCCTGTCCATTCTTCTGTTAAATCTTTAAAATCCTTATTTTTTACATTCACATAAACACCTTCCTTTTGATATTTTAGATTTTTTTAGTACTGTTTTTAGAAATTCGTTTCTTCTTTTAAAATGATAGTTTTCATATCCTCAGTTGTAATTTTTTCTGTATTCATATTTTTATTTGTGATCGTTATTAATTGTTTTTTATTATTATAGTATTGTGCTCTGCAATTCTGTTTACGATTATATAAATATTCCAATCTATTGGGTGTTATATTACAACCAATCTCCCAGGTTCTATTAATGTTATGTACCTTATTGTATTTCTCATCTTTATTTTTAAAAATATCTACCCAATCATGCTCTATAAGCTTATTAAATCCACATTTTCTACTACTAAAATGGAATTTATTTGTTATAACAAATAAATTTTTAGTTTTACCTTCTACAAATTCTTCTTTATTGCCAAATTCTTTTAACTTTTCTGTTACTTCATTAAAATCTTTTAACATTTTAAATATATAATTATCTAATTCTTCAAAACTATCTATTATACAATTGGATTCAAAAGAATAGTCTGTATGTATAAATTTTTTCCAACAAGCATGTCCACTATTTCCAAAAACCCAATTTAAAACTGTAAGAAAAATTGGACTTGCATCATAGTTTTTATTTTCTAAATTACTAAATATATTTTCATATCTTTCTTCTACAAAAGCGTGACACAATTCATGCCTAATTACAGAACGTAATTCCTTATACGAATTTTTTCTATAATAAGCTAAAGAAACCTTTTGACAATTTATCAATATGTTTTTTCTAATCTCTATAAAATGTTTATATTTATACTTTCCTGTTTTAACCTTCTGATATTTTCCTACTGTTGTTAAATCATTTTTATTATTAAATTTATTTTCTCTTATTTCTATTGGAGCTAATAAAAATTCTCTTCTCTTCCAAGGAAAACACCTTTTTCTTAAGAATTCTAATTCTTCCCTTAAAGCCTTATTTAATAATTCTTGTCTTGATTTCTTAGATGTTCTTTTGATATATTTCATACTCATATCCCCTTAAATTTTATATATACCTAATTAGACAAAAGGGGAATGACCCCTAATGTCCTTTATTTATGTTTTATTCTTCTTCCCATCCACATTTTTCACAATACCAATTACATTCTTCCATAACTCCTGCATTGTTTGGAAATTCATTTATAGCTATACTTCCACAATCAGGACAAATTTTCCCATACTTTTTTGCATACTCATAATTCTCTTTTTCTATTAACTTATCTCGTTCTTGTTCTGTTATAAAATCCTCTTTTGTAATATTACTTGATTGTTCAATTTGCTGCTTAATATTTTCCACAGTTGTTGTATTATCTACCGTATAAACCACAATAGCATCTCCATAATATATCTCTCGACTAAAATCATTTGTAGTATGATATATACTTCCATCCTTTTTGATACAAACTGCTATATCATCATTTGAAGAAGAACATTTCTTTATTAGTTCCTCCCCTAAACTTATTAATTCCTTATGCTTTTCTTTATTTATGATTTCTGCATCCGTAACCTCTTCTTCTTTGATTTCTTGTCTAATCTCTTCTAATTCATTAGCTTTATAATTTTCTTCATCAAATTTTGGTACAAATAACAAATCATATATATCTGTAGTGGTTTCTATTATTACTTTATAATCTTCTACTCTAGTACCACTTATAAATAGCTTATTTTGTATTAAATACTTCTTAATTTCTCTTAATAAATCTATAGCATCTTCAAATTCTATCTCATGCTCGTTAATATATACATCCTCACAAGTTTTTAAAACCCCTATTTTTTCTACTATAAAATTATATGTCTTTTCAAAAATTTCATTATAATCTCCTCTAAAATCTAATTCTTTACATAAAGTTTTCTTTGCCATAGTTAATTTCCACCTTTCATATTTTTAATTTATATTTATAATTAATTTTTTAAAATGGTATTTCTTCTTCACTTGCTTGTCCATACTCTTTTATTTCTGCATTTCTTAATTCTTTTCTCAACTGCTCAAATTTTTCTGTAATTTCTCCACTATTCTTAACCTTGTCCATTTCTTTTTTGAATTCTTCTCTTAATTTTTCAATATTCATAATATAATCCTCCATTTGATTTATTTTTGATATTCCCCTTTTGTCCTTTGTGATTATAATTTATTACCAAGTATGCTCCCTTTTATATAAAAACTCTCCTCTTGGTGTAACTATTTCACACACAATATCCCAACTACATTCTTCATTAGCATCTTTACAAGAAAATATTCCAATTGTATCACTTATTTGTGGCTTACCTATTTCAATAGCTTTGCTTTTTATAATTTCTTTTTTGTGGTTGCAGTAATCTATAATTTGTTGATTAGTTTTATAACCATTTTCTATTGCTTCTCTCATCAATTTTGATTGTGGTAAATTAGATAATTCTTTGTCTGTAAATATTTCACCCATTGTACCAGGTTGGTTATATTTCACCTTACAATATTTTTCTTCTTCTAAATCATCATTTGGTATTATTCCTAACATACCAAGTTCTGCAAACGGTTTAAGTGCTTCCATTATTTCTCTTCCACTACTTGACATCTTTATCATCCTCCTAAATTAAAATAAAATTAATATTTTAAAACCTATTGAAACAACAACAAAACTTTGATATAATATCAGTAAACATAATAACTTAGCTTAATATAATTAAGCTGAAGTTTTTTAACCAGTTATTTACAAAACAATAGTAATAAGCGACAAAAACAAGGCAACATACAATAAGAATATGCTAGAGGGCAAATTGGATAGACTTGTCCCCTAAGTTACAATTTAAATAGCTCGTACATTTTATTGTACTACTTTTATTATATAACCTCAATCTGGAAATTCGGTTATATTTTAGTGTATTTTGTTGAAATAATTGAATAAATGTATTTATATAACTATTTCCTAATATTGAAGTAGTTTATTTGTGTTTATTTCATTTTCTGCATGATTGGAATAATATTTATATCAAGAGTGTTCTTTTAAAACACTCTATTCATTATGTTTTTTTACGCAATAATTTAAATGTTTGTCAAATTCATAGCATTGAAAAATCATTTCTAAATGTCTTACAAATGGTCTTATATCAAATCCTTCCTCAATTTCAAATGATAATACTACTGCATTAAGAATTTCCAACAAGAAGTCTGATTCTACTTTTTTACTTTCTAAGATAGCTGTTATATAATCAAATACACTTATTATTTTTCTATTTTCTTCAACATATTCTTCAATATCATCTATTTCATTATTATAATTAAAGTTAATCATTTTATAAATTATTTCCAAAAGTTCTTGTCTTTTGATTTCTATATTTAATAAAATAATCTCTTTTTCAATAGATTCTTCATAAACTTCTTCTTCAATTTCAAGTTTCCCCTCTTCAGCAGTATCAAAAACTCTAGTAACTTTTTTAGGAGGGTTTTCATTCTTCAATTTTATTATTTTAATCTTTAATTCATCACTTTTTTTAATTTCCATATTAAAATAATCAATAGGAATTTTAAACTTTTCATTTAAATAACTTAAATATTTTTTAGGTATTTTTCTACTACCTTTAAACCACTGGTTTATGTTTTGTTTCTTTATACCTAATTCCTCAGCCAGTTCCTGTTGCGTAAGATTATATAAACTTAAAATGTATTCCAATCCTATCAAATAAACCACATCCTTTGTTTAATTGTTAAGCTTATATTTTATATAATACGCTATTTTTGTTTTACTGTCAAGCAAACTAAAAAAATTTTATACAAAGGTTTCCAAAACATCTAAAATATTGGCTAATATAGATTAAAAGTTGATTTTCTTTAAGTATTGTTTTAAGTAATAATTACATTGTTCTTCTGTTTCCTTATTTTGATAGGGAAAATCTTTTATAGCTTTTATTAATCTTTCTATATCCATTTTCTCCTCTTCTTTTGCTTTTCTATATTCTGCTAAATTAATAACCCTACACATACCTTGCACCATCTAGCATTAATTGTTTATCTGAATTTATATAATGTAAGTTAATAGCTCCAGCAAACCAATCTTCTTTCCAATCTAGGAATCCCTCTTTAGAAATATTTAAACTATATCCTTCTATAAATTCTTCTAATCCCCCTACAACTGCATTTCCTGTAACTATTATATCTGTTTCTGTTTCTATTATATTTTTCTTATCTACTGTAGCAATATTATCGCTAATTAAAGATAATTTATTAGATTTTAAAAATCTTACTAAATGTTTTAGTTTTTTCTCTCTTAATTCCTCTTCTCTCTTAGCGTTTTTTACTATTTCATCTAAATAATCTATCATTCTTTATTCCTCCATTCTTTTATTAATTTGTTTTCTACTTTATTATTCCATAGTTTTTAAATTTTTATAAAGTATAAATTGTAATATTATTTATTAAAATATAACTTATATGTGGTAGAAATTCCTTATTTCATTTATTTACCTTATATTTTATATTATACGCTTCATCTTTTATCATGTCAACATGATAATTATTTATGTTTTAAATATATTTATTTATAATTTACATGTTATAATTATTGTAATGAAATGTTGTTAATTGGAGGAAAAATTATGATTAAAGTAAAAGTTATGGATATATTAAACGAAAGAGAGCGCAATATAAGATGGCTTTCTAAAAAATGTGATATAGGATACAATACAATGTATAATTTTGTAATGGGAAAAACTAATGCTGTAAGCTATAACGTACTCGAAAAAGTATGTACTATTTTAGGAGTTGATATAGGTGATGTATTAGAAATAGTAAAAGACTAGGAAATTTAATCCTAGTCTTCTTTATCAAAATACTCTCTATGCCATTTTAAATATCTCTTATTATGTTTATTTAAATTAATATGTTCATTTCCTGTTATAAGATATTCCCTCATTATCAAATCATTATTTTTTATTCTCTTAGATATTTTAATATTCCCGTTATCATTAAAAGTAATTAGTTTCTTATCAAATAAAAAATCATGTTTAGAACATAATAAAAAACAATTATTTATATCCATTTGTTCAAATTGGGTTGATTTTGCATAATCCTTAATATGACTTACTACTAAAAATTCTTTATTTTTAATCCCACAGATCCTGCAACTCCCGTATATATTTAACATTTCTTCTCTTAATTTTTTTGCACTTTTTCTTATATTGGTACTCCCCCTTGAATTATTTGTTTTTATATTCTTATATTTTAAAACTCTTTGTTCATTCTGATAAACACTATTTATAATTTCGTTGTCATCTTCGTTAGGATCTCCAAAAAGATCATACAGTTCTAACATTATAAAATATCTTATATTGTCAGTTATTTTAAAGTTAAATTCAAAAATATTTTTTTTCATAAAATATTCATATATTAATCCACTTATGAAATAATAACAATCAAATACTATATAATTTTCTTTTATTATTTGTAAATACAGTTTTTTTAATTTTTCTTCATTTATAAACTCTTCGCTATATAAAGGATTTATATAATTATTCTTATAATTTAAACATTTAGACTTTTTAGCATCTAGAAATCCATTATTATATAAATAACCTTCATATCTTTCTATTAAAAAATTCATATTATAAAAATTAATTTGCTCATATATTTTTTTATTCAGAATTGATTTACATATTTCTTTTGGTTCTTTGCAACATAACATTTTTATCCATCACCTCGCTTTTATTTTATGTAATTTGTGGTAACTTATGTATTTAATCTATTTAATTGTCTTTATTTTTCTTCAACCTGAACTTATTATAAATATCTTTTAAGATAAATAAAAAAGGTATCACATATAGTAACACCTTTTAAATTAAATTTATTATTCTATTATTAATATAAGCTAGTAATTATTTCTGAATATTTACTTATACTAATTTCATATAACAGTATCAATATACAGTTATTAATAAAAGAAGTCTAAAGAATTAAGTACAGAAACTCTTAATTCTTTAAACTTCTTTTTTACTGTATTCTTATTATTTTTTCAAATATCATTGTATGCTTTTCATCTATTTCGATATCTTCGTGAAAATGTCCGAAATACCAATGTTTAAAATCAACCTTTTCCTCTATTATTTCAAGATATTTATTTAAATTTTCCTCAGGTTTAGGCTGAAAACCAAATATTTCAGTTATATCTTTTAGCACTGAATTAAAACAAGTATGAGTTAATATATAATCTACTTCATTATTATGTTTTTCTAAATTACTTAATCCCTCTCTCATTTCGTTAGAATCAGGAACTTCTTCTTTCCACCATGTAATATGTTCTCGTCTATTCTCTTTATCTGTCGAAGTAGCTCCACCCATAGTCCAAAATTTTAGTTCATTAATATTAAATACCTGTCCCCTCATTAAATGAATAATATTTTCTGTTATAAAATGCACCTTCCCGCCATGCCATTCTTCTACTTTATAGGAATTTAATAAATCAAAATTTTCATGGTTTCCATCTATAAACAGAGTAGTCCAAGGCTTACTTTGTAACCATTCTCTATAGCATAATTCTATCTCACTATTCTCCCACACTCCACCAAAATCTCCGCATATGATAACATAATCATTTTTCATTAAATTTTTACAGTCCAAAAAATTTAGTCTTTCTATATCTATAGGAATGTGGGTATCTCCTGTTATATATATCATAGACTCCTCCTAAATATATAAATCTTTCTTTATATATTTTAATATTAATATAGATTTGTTTAATTTTAAATACTCAATTCCTCATCATCTAGTTGTTGAATTAATTCATTATTCCCATTTTCATATATGTATTTTGCTTTTCTGTATGTAGTTTTGCCCATATCTAAGTCATTTGCAACTGATTCATCTGTTCTAATATTTGCTTCGTCCAATGTTGTACTAAGCAAAACTCCACCTTGTCCACATCTTTGATTCTCTTTAGCAATCTTACTATATTCTTCTTTTAATTGCTCTGCCCATTGCATTTTTTCGCTAAAACTAAAATCTAGTCCATATTTTATATGCGGTTGTAGATTTTAAAGCACCTGTTTCAACCAAAGATTGTAATTCTGGTATTAATTCATTAAGTTTTTTGTAATCTTGCAGTTGTTGTTGACTAATATCTAATTGATTTGCTAAATCTTTTTGAGTTTTTCCATTAAGATTATCTGTATGGGAACTTCCCGCACTACCTTGTCTAATTCCATAAATTCTTTCTAATTCTTTAATACATTTAGCCATTTTCATAGGATTTACATTACCTACTAAGCCTAAAAACAGGTCGACCTCGGTATTAATTCCGAAGTCGAGTAAAAGATAAGCAAAACTAACAATCCCCTTCGTAGGTGAACGTTAATTTAGTATTAATTTAATTAATTCTTATATTTTAGTTCTTTGTATATGTTATATATTAAACCTTACTTTCAAAATCTTTTTCATTTCTAATTCTATCTTTATAAAAAACATTCCTATCGCTTTCTTTTCCTAATATATCATTAAAAATTGTTATAGAATTTTTTGATTACACACTTGACTTTCGTGTTACGTCTTATATGCTTTGGAGAGAGTTCTAAGAAATGATATAGTTTCCCCTAAGCAGAAGAGGAAAAATAAAAAAGCATATAAAAAAATATGCTCTGTCGGTCGTTCTGAAGTTTCTTTTATACTACTATTGTATTATGCTTCATTCTGTTAAAAACTGCCCTAACAATCCACATAATCCCGTTACAATGTAACCAGTTTACCTTCCTGTATAATGTTTTAAAAGGTCATACACACCCTTCTGACGGGCTTGTCCTACAATAGCAGAAATAGTACAAGTCCGAGTTTATTTATCGCATCGGCTCACAACACCTACTCTATATTTTAAAGTGCTAGAGTGCTTAAACACTTCACATATACCTTAAAAATGGGTATAGGAAATACACCCTTGATAATTCCTATTTTTTTTGATAGAATTAAATCAAAGTTGAGTATTTAATAATATTCAGTTGTAAAACATTATAAGTTTTATCTAAAAGGTAGCGGTAACTACCTTTATTTTTTTATTCTTTTCTTTTTATGCTCTAGTACATCTAATTTTTCTAGCGGACTAACTGTATCCGCTAAATTCTTAACTCTTTCCGTACTGTTAACATAGTATTTATTTAGTATTTTTAAATTTTGATGACCTGTGATTCTACTTAAAGATATTATGTCTACCCCTTGTTGCACTGCATAAGTTATAAATGTTCTTCTAAACTGATGTATGCCGCCACTTTTTACATTTTTATGATCAAAATATCTATACATAAGTGTTCTAAGTGTTGCCTGTTTAAGTGTTTTCCCATAACTGTTACAGAATAAACCATCCTTTTCATTTTCTGCCTGTCTATAGCTAATCCATTCGACCAACATACTTCTTAAACTTGTAGATATAGGTAATATTCTTGATTTTTTTGTTTTTGTATGTCTGCTATAAATAACAGAATTATGAAAATCTACATCTCTTATCTGTAGAGATGTTAATTCTGATAATCTTAAACCTGTTGAAACAAAAGTTGCTATAATTACCCTAGCTTGATACTGCATAAATGTTTCTCGTGGCTCTTCTAACAATAACCTTTCTAACTCTTCTTTACTATAAACATTTTTAATTTTTTCTTGTGATTCGAGTTTATTTATTTTAACATTTTGCATATAACCTCTTTTACTTGCAAAATTAAAAATAGTTCTCAGATGAGTTAAATGTGTATTTACACTTGTTTCCCTATTTGTTTTTAATAATTCCTTTTTATAATTTTCTATAACCTTTTCTGTAATATCTGCACATAAAAAATCATTTCCAATAAATTTTAGGAAACTATTAAATTTTTCTGTATATGTTTTAATAGTCCAGACACTTCTTTTATTTAACTGCAAATATAGAATATATTCTTCTTTCAATTCTTTAAAAGTTTTTTCTTTTAATTTTCTTTTTTTTAAACGCAAAAACCATGCAACCTCCCTTCTTAATCCTTCATAAAGGGAAACTACATGGTTATTTTTGTATATTATCAT